TCGCCCAACAGCCGAAAGCGCGTCAGTCCCCGTCGCCGCAACTGGCCGTGTCGCTGCTCCATATCCTGCCAAAGCCGCCACCGCATCAGGCGCGGGCTCAAACGTATCAGGCGCATTTGCGGGAGGGGTAGCATTCGTCGCCACCGCACCAGGCGCAGGCATCGGCGTGGCCTTCGCCGCGGCAAGCGCACCTATTCCCGAGGCGGGCGGAGGAGCGGGAGGTTCCTGTCCGTTCTGCAACGCGAGATATTTCTGGGCGATGTAGCCGGGATAGGCCGCTGTCTGCGCTCCTCGATTGCCGCCACCAGGCCCGGCGAAATAGCTTCTCAGCGCCTCATCTGTCGGATCGACGTTCGCACCGGCTGCTTTGGCCGCCTCTGCTTTGGTCAGATTGTCGTTGAGGATATTTGCGGCGCCATAGATCGCCTGCACCGGATCGTAAGGATCGGCGATTTTATAATGACTTGCCGTGTCCGGCATGATCTGCATAAGGCCGCCGGCATTCGCTGATGATGTTGCGTTGGCCTTTCCGCCACTCTCCCCCGAGGCGATTGCTCGCAGCAGCATCGGATCGAGATTATTGAGCCGGGCGGCTTCCTCGAAATGGGGATCGAGTTCAGGGTCGAGCGGCGGCATTAGCGCCCCCCCTTCACATGCGCGGCCCATAGAGCATACAGCTTCGGGTTTGTCGTCTTCACCTGTTGGAGCCGGGCTTGTGCAGCGGCATCCGGCATAGTGGCAAGCTGTGCCCCAAGCGCATTAACATCCGCGTCGGTTGCGGGACGCGCCGTTGCCCCCGTGATCGCGGTAAACGATGTTCCCGGCGAGGACGGCGACGTGGCGGCTCTGGGGCCAGCCGGCGCTCCACCCAAACTTGAGGGGCGTGGCGGTTCCGGTGCCGCCTGCGCAAGCGCAAGCTGTGTCTGCGCCGACCTTAGCCGCGCCTCCGCAACCTGTTCCGGCGTTGCCCCTTGAAGCAATCGCGACGCGGCGATCGGATTGAACCCGGCCGTGTTTCCCGCAAGCGCCGTATAGGGATCAGGACTTGCCAGCAGTTTCGCCAAATCCGGCATTGCCGCCGTGTTCGCCGCCGTCGCCTGCTCCACCCCCTGCTGCAGCATCGGACCGCCGCGCGCCGCCGCGATCATCTTGCCGAGTGCGCCAAACGGCCCCTCGTTGTGCCCAAAGTTCGGATCGAGCCCGGCATTCGAGAGTTGCGCGCCCTGGTAGGCGCCCAGCATCGTCGGATCGAGCGGATTGGTGCCGCTGATGATGCTCGCGAGGAGAGATGCGTCAGCCATTATGCACCAAACGGAAGCCCGAGAAGAGCGCCAAGGCCACTAAGGAAACCACCGCCAGACGCAGTATCGGCGGCAAGCGGAGCCGCCTGTAATCCAAGTTGGTCGGCAACCCCCAACGCTGCGCCGCCGCCGCCGAAGTCGGCCGCCGTTCCCGCTCCGGCACCGCCGCCGAAAATGTTGCCGAAGATGCCCGTCGAGCTAAACGGCCCCGTCCCCGACAGCGCGGCACCTCCCACGGTGCCGAGCCCGTTGAAAAGCTGATTATTGAGCGTGTTCCCCGCCGTAAACCGATTGGCCGCCGCCTGGTTCGCCACCTGTTGAGCCCCAACCACATTGGCGGGCGATACGGCTGTCGGAGATCCGCCAAAGGTCGGCAATTGCCCTGCCCACTCAAACCCCGAAAGCGGATTGAGCGTCGCCAGGTTCGATGCGGCGCTTCCCGTGATCCCAGTTCCCGTCCCGGCAAGCGAGGCGAGCGCCGTCAGAGGGTCTTGCCAACCCTGCTGCGCCGCCGTATTGGCAAACTGACCCGCCTGCCCGATCTCGCTCGCCCCCTGCGCTCTCGAAGCGAGCAGATCGCCGAGGATCGATTGGTTGGTCTGGTTGCGGAACTGCCCCGAGGTCAGCGCCTCGTTTACGCCTTGCTGACGACCTGACAATGCCTCGCCGAAGAGCCGCTGCTGCTCCGCCTGCCCGGCCGCCACAGCCGCGTCCTGCGCCTGCTGATAGGCGAGCGTCGATTGCCGTCCGAGGTCGCCCTGTGCCCGGCTATAGGCTTGCGTCCCTACCCCAATCCCCTCATCGGCCAACTGCTGCCTGAGATCGCTGCCCTTCTGCGCGAACTGTGGATCGAGATAGCCTGCCTGCGTATTGTAGGCCGCATTTTGGGCGTCGGTGACGGCCCTTCCGAAATCCTGCGAACTCGTCGGCAACTTCTCGAGGCCAGTGAAATCCAACGACCGGGTAAAATCGGCCGGGTTCGGGTTTGGCAGCGGACCAAGCGAGCTGAAGTCAAGATTCCGTTGAAGCGTCGGAGCCGGATTTAACGCGGCAGGGCCGATGTTTCGGAGCGCCTGGTCAATGAGCGTTCCGCCACCTTGTGCGCCTGACGCAACCCACGGAGCGCCTCCCTGCGCTTGTTGAGCTAGGGTGGCCGCAAGCCCGGTCTGCGCCCCATAGACAGGCGCCGTCGATGGATCGAGCGTTTGATTGAGGCTCCAGCGCCCGTCCGGCCCCTGCTCAAAGAACGACGTTCCAAGCGGTGAGGTCGTGCGGACGTTGTTGAGCGCCGACTGCGCCTGCGCGGTACCGATGTTGGCGTTGAGTTGCGCCCCCGCGACGGCACTAGGATTGGCCGATGGGGGCGCGCTCGTGCCACCCTTCTTGAACCGCCTACGTTCGGGGAACAGCTCGACCGCCGCGCCCGCGTATGATGTGCGCCTCGGCTCTAGCCCACGCATCCCGGTATGCCCATCTTCGCTCCCAACTGCCGCCATTCCTCCCGAAGCATGCCGTAGACCACGGCATCGTCGGTGGGGAACCCTTGGCGAATCACGCCTTCTTCACGAAAGCCGAGATGACAGAGGAACGCCCGACAGGGCTGGTTCTTGGCCTCGGTAGTAGCTGTTAAGCGCCGGCACCCTAATTGGTTGAACGGATAACCGAATATCACGCCTAGTGTATCACGATTGCACCACCTTGGGGTAGTGCTTGCCATCGTCGCCTCGATCAACCCCGGATCGGAGGGATGATGCCAGTTGTTGTAGACGATCCCGGCGATCAATACGTCGTCCCGCATGAACCCGATTGCCGCGCACGGCCCGAAATCCTCGATGCCGACCTGATCGCCTACCCACCGGGCAACCGCCGGATCGTGACCGTAGAGCGAGCGGATCATGCCGCTCGCCTCAAAGTAAGATGTTCCCAAAGCAGCCTGCAATAGCGAGCATCATCAAGCGCGTTGTGCGCGCGCCCAACAAACTGAGGAAGCTTCATCTTGTCGCCGCCCGCGAAATGGATAAGCTGTCGCACATCAAGGCAGAACATCGGCCATCCCTGTGGGATCTGCATCATGGTTCCATATAGCTGACAAAGAACCACCCAATCGTAAGCGCAGAAGTCTGCCCAAAATTCCGGGTCTATTCCGAACGCGAATGCCGCCACCTCTGATGCAATAATGGCACGAGAGCGACGAAATGTTGATCCCCTCAAATGTGGAATGACGTTCTCTCTTACCCACAGTGATGCTCGCTCAGAATCAGCCTCACTGTTTTCAAGGTAGAGTTCACGCCCATCCTCCCGGACAAGCCCGATGGACAGAAGATCAATGGTCTTCCCATCCTCGATGAACTCTGTATCGAACCAAATCCTCACAACCCCACCCCCGGTTCGAGCAGCAGATCTGTGCGCACCCACAGGGTCGACGCCTGCGAATTGGCGACGATGCCCCAGGAAAATGACGCCCCTTCCCCGCCCTCGATATGCCAATCGGTATCGACAATCGGCTGCGCCGCCCCCCAGGTGAACGCGCCCCATGTCACTGAACCCCATAACGGTCCCAGGGGCGCGGTCGTGATCGGCGTCACGAACGAGACGGGACCGTAATCGATCCCCACGTCGAACGAGTAGCTGGCCCCGTTGTTGTTCGTTTCCACGATGACCCGGGCCGCCGTCAGCCGCTTCTTCAGCGGCGTGCCGAAGTTCTGCCATGCCTGCTGGCTCGCGGCCACGATCGGGCGCGTACCCGCGGCATCGCTGTCCGTAAACCCCACGGCAGCCTGGATGACCTCGCCCGCCGATTTCCCGAAATAGATGTTGTCGTTCAGGATTGCCCAGCAGAGAGCGTTGAGCCCCTTGAAACGCGACCACGACTGCAACGAGGTGTTGTAAACGTGCTGATCGAATGTCTCGTCAGGGTTCGGGATGTTGAAAATGAGACGGGTGGCCGACGGATAGTAGATCGCCTGCCAGCCGAAAAGGCTCCCCCCCGCCACAAAGGCGTTCGTGACGGCCCCGCTTATCTTGCTGCGCGGCGGCGTTTCGCCGAGCTTCAGGGCGATGAGGATCTTGGACAGCTGCAGATGATCGTTGTGGGTCGCGATGTAAACATCGCCGCCATAGCGTGTGATCGCCCGAGGGGAAATCGGCGGAGGGAGCACGTAACGGCCGACCAGCGCCCAGTTGTTGGGGTTCGTCGGATCGGTCCCCGTGTACATCAGGAGTTCGCCCGACGACATGAAGAAACAGGTGTAGGTATCGATTCCTGTTCCCCCGTCGTAGCTCAAGACATCAACCGCGATGAGGCTCCCGCCGTTCGCCGCAACCGTCGATAGGTCGAAAAAGTTGAGCGGCCCCGCGATGCCATTGACGACGCCATACCAGAAGCCGGCATCGCTCCCGGTCCAGAAAAACAGACGGTTATGGATGACCGTCACGCCATAGAGCGTGCTTGTCGAGACGCCGGTAAAGGCGGCCGAGCTGAGCACCGCCCCATCATAGACCTGCATCGAATCGAAGCCGTCTACGAGGAAGAGACGATTCTGGAATACGGCATTTTGCCAGCGGCTCGAGATGAAGCCGCCCCCGAGCACCGTGCCCGTAGTGCCGCCCATCGTCACGTCATAAATCGTTCCGCCACATGCGGCGACCATGCGATTGATTGTAGCCGTCGACTCAAGGACCGCTAGCGTCTCCACCGGAGCCGAGCCATCCCCAATGGTCGCAAAATTGATCGACCCCTTCCGGATGCGGACACCCCCGTAATCGGCGGTCCAGTTGTCCAGCGTGATCGCATCCTGCGGCTCCATCGCCTCGAACGGGTCGCGCGTATTCCATCCCAGATTAGGCGCAGGAACGCTCTGCGGCAAAGATAGCCGCCGGACGCCCCGTTGCTGGGTAGAGACCGCGATCACGGCGTCAGGATTTCCGTCTTGCGCTGGCTGGAAATCGCATTGGCCGAAACCAGCCCATCCATCCAGGTTCCCACAACCGCGTCCGTGAGGATGACGTAACCCAATGCGAGCCCATTGGTAAGCCCGACCCCCAGCGCCGCGCTAGCATTGCATGCGGCCTGCACCGCCAGCTTCTCATCATCCGTAAACCGATAGAAAAAGTCGCCGGAGGTGATTCTGATCGGCTTGGCGGGCGTCACCGCCGGGTCTGGCGTGTTGGGGACAGCGAGCCATTTCTGATATGCGATCCAATCTCGGTTGGACGTATTTTCGGGGATCAGCGCCCCGTCGGCCGTCCGCACCACGCCCTTCATCGGAGACGGAAGAAGTCGATATGCTGCCGTCATCAGAGCCTCGCATCCGCTACGAACTCAAAATTTATCTTGGGCGCAGACATGATGTCGGTCTGCAGGTACATCCCGATCTCCGACGCCAATGCCGATCCCGTGATGGCTCCTCCATTGGTCCAGCCACCGAAGTAATACGACACCACGCCCGCCGTCCCAGCCCCATCGTATATCGAGATCGTTGGCGTTGCGCGCTTGTTCACTTTCCAGAAAGTTGTCCCGCCGACAGGAGAGCCCGCGCTATCTCCCGCGAACGTCACATTACAAGCGCCGGCTCCCACCGCGGTTTGAAGGGCCACGCCATAGTTGTAGCTTTTCTCATAATACCGTTGGCAAAGAGCGAGATCCTCCGCAAAGGACCGCTGGATGAACAGGGACGGAGCGCTACCAATAGTCAGGCTGACCCCGGCAATCGCAAACGTCGCCCCATTCGTCGACAGGAGCGTATTCGTGCATGAGGGCGTCCCAAAAAAGTTTCCCGTTACCCACGCATTGGCGGGGCTTTGAAACGTAGACCCTACGGCAAGAGCAAAATTCAGCAACGCTCCGGCAGCTGCTCCCGTCGTAATCCACCCGCCCGCGATATCCAATGGGATGGCTACAAATTTCTGCTCCCATACCCCCGCACTCGTAATCGCAATATCGAATGGATATGACCGAGTGCCGGCGGCATTCTGCAATGAGCCGCACATGGTATAGGAACCGATTGACGAAATAACGTAAAAGCTCAACACAAGATGGCGCGCCGCCGAAGTTCCTATGGCCCAATCCGTAATGTTGTTGGCCTCGATCGGTTGCGACACTGCCAGGAAATCACCCGCTCCAACAGCGGCTCCCGCGGTGGTACCTATAAACAAACTGTTGCTGAACCCAGGGGGTGCATTTGTTGATTGTTGTCCGCGAATGGTGGCCGCGGAGGAAAGCGTCGCAACCCAGCCGTCAATTATATAGGTGGCTGTCCCCGTGGGAACCGGGACATTCGCGCCTTCATGCTCCTGGTCTATCACCATTCCGGGATTGATCAGAATGTTGTTGGAGGTAAACGAAGTCGACCCCGACGCCCCGACGATCTGGTAACGTATGCCGTCATAAACAACGAATACAACCATCCCCGGCGTAAGCTCGCCTCCCTCAAGCGGAACGCCGTTTACGGATAGATCCTTCGCGCCCGTTCCGTTGACGTTGAGCGTGGCCGGGCCCGTGTTGCCCAACCCAATGCCAACCGTGAACAGGAAGGCGCTGCCTGCGATCAACGCCAGCGGCGTGGCGATATAGGTGAGAACCTGAACGGAGGGAGTGCCGGTTGTCGCATGGATGGCGTTGGTATTGGCGTTGGCGTAGTTCTTCAGCGCATTGAAATCGGCCATGACCTGATCGGCGTCGGCGGTCGTGCCGTTAGCCAGCGTGACCGGCAGAACAGCGGGCGTCGTGTTGGCGCCGATGAAGATCATCAGTATGCCCCTGTCGCGACGCCAGGTAGCGCGAGGTCCGCGAGGCTGCCGATCTGCGGGTTGGTTCCCATCCCCGGCAACGGAGGCACTTGGCCTGTGTATTGCGGATTGTTCAGAAGCCCCGGAGGTGGAGGTGCAGGAGGCATTTGCGGATTAGGCATTGCCGCGCTCTGGCCCATCTGAGGATTGCCGAGTTGACGCGCCAAAAGCGCTTGCTGGAGCAGGGGCGCGATACCGCCACCGGCACCCTGATAAGGATTCCCCCCCGCTCCGGCCAGGATCGATGCGAGCGTGTTCATTTAGCCTCCCCTTGTCGAGCCAACAGCGTCGCCCCGCTCAGCGTGATAATCGCTATAAGCGCAGCGTCTGGATGCGGGTGAAGCGAGCTGCACACCAAGCAGTATATTCCCACACCGCCAAGCCCAGCCGCGATGACGCGCGACAGAATGCGCCCAAAC